CACCTTTAGATAAATTAAAAGATTTGATTGGTGGTGGTGGAAATGGTCAGTTTGTATTAAGAGGACAAGACTTAGTTTTGGCTATGCAAAGGTCTAATTCATCATTAAATATTAGAAGAGGGTAATGGCATACGCAGTAAAATATATAATAAATACAGCTAGTAAAAGTAATGTTAGTAGTACAGTTTATCTTTACGAAGATGGATATGTTGGCAGCACTATAGAATATCAAGCTACAGGATTACAATTAGAATATATACCTAATAGTGATGATACGTTTGAGCCTATTTATGTAAGTCAATTAAATGTGTCTATTGACGTTACTGATGATATAGAAAATATGCCAAACTTTACAACTCTAAATGACAGAAAGTATTTTGTTAAGGTTGTATCAGGCGGTGTTACAGATTTTCAAGGATGGTCTATAAGTGATGATGTACAATTTTCATTTAATACAGGTAGAAAAGAACTGTCTTTTAGTGCTATAGATGGGTTGGGTATGTTAGAAAGAATTAAATACGACTTACCTAACACTATATACTTGACACAAGTGCAAAAAGCAATGACCTTTATAAAGGATTGTTTATTAGAGTTAGAATACCCATTAGATTATGATATCATAAGTGGTATAAGTTTTTATGCCGAAGGGATGACTAATAGAACAGGCAATTTAAATGCTGATCCATTAGACCAAACATATATAAATTATGCTACAATAGTTAATGACAAACAAGAAACACTAAACTGTTTAGAGATTTTAACAATGATAACTAAAAGCTTTGGGGCAAGATTGTTTCAGGCTAATGGTAATTGGCATATAGTGTCCTTAACTCAGTTTGCACAAGATTCCTATTATGTTACTATCTATAATAGTGATGGGACAGTAAGTGGTAATGATGTATTTGATGTAAAAGGTATAATTGAAGGATATTCAGGAAATGATACAGGATTATATTTTGTAGATAATAGCCAATTCAAATTAATTAGAAAAGGCTACAATAAGATAAGATTTAACAAGACTATTGAAAATCCTAACAACTATGCTACAAACTGGGATTTAAAGATATATGAATATGTTTCTCCAACAGTAAGCAATGCTTTTGCATGGACACAAGTAAGAAATGGTGGCACTAATTACATAAAGCCATATCCTGAAAGAAAGTATAATTCTTTTATTTTAAGCCATGATTTAACAGTTAATCCTTATTACGTTTCAGTATCCCCTAATAATCTACCAAATCTTAACTCAAGTGATACTTTTAATATATCATTTGATATTGTAGGATTAGGAACACCTGCTGGAGGACCAGAGGCTTTATTTATTTTAAAAATACAAGTTAATCCTGCAACAGGTCCTTCTTATTTCTTAGATAATAATAAAGCATGGCAAGAAGCAGTTAATACAGGAGACCACTATTATTTCGAGGAATTTAATCCTGCTGACCCAAAGGCTAATGTAAACGTAACAACTCCTGTTTGTCCCGTAACTGGTCAGCTTGTAGTAGAGCTTATTTTATGTGACACTTCAGCTCCTTATTGGAAATCTACCATTGCAGGTGCAGATGTAAGTAATTTTAAAATTGATTTACAGTCCACCTTTATCAGCCTAACAACAGAAAGCTATATTACTAACAATAATGAATATGTGCTTGAAATAGACCTACCAATGGGCTTTAATGACATAAATGATGGCAAGTATAGCTACAAGGGATTTTTAAGTGATTTTTCTGGTTTAAACTTAAAGAATTGGTACAGACAGGAATACCCTACAGATATATATAGAAGCCTAAGTGAGTTAGTTGTAAAACAATACTCAAACTGCTTAAATAAAAACATAATAAATCTAGATGCTGCATTTATGGGTATGCAAACGGCAGAAGGTAGATTTAGTGGTGCTATGCCTATTAGGGCTGTAGACACCGACCCTGCACAAATTAGTGTTAACGACAAAAGATATATAATAGGCAATTCTACTATAGACTTACCTAATGATGTTATAGCAGCTACTTTACTAGAGGTAAATCCTAATAATGTATCTACAACAATGACTACTATATATGATAGCAATAAATTATCGACTGCTGAAACTGGATATGGTCACTTTAGATCAAATGGATTTTTAACTAAGGAATTAGCTTACGCTGCTCCTTTAACCAGCAATCTAATATATCTTGAAGATATAGGAGTGCCAAGTATTGGTGATTTCTTCTATACAAATGACTTGTTAAATGTAGGATTTAATGGTGCTAATATTTGGTGGAAGGTATTAGTAACAGACACTTACTTCCAAGCTTACAGAATTAGTGGAGCAGGAGAGATTTTAGAAACTTATGGATAATATAAAATATAAATAATGGCATCAGTAATAAACGGAACGAACATAGTATTGTACTATACAAACCCAAACCCAACCTTTTATTTTAATGGTTCTACTTCGGTAACTACCATTAGTGGTTTAAGTTATAAGCAATTTGGATTACTTGATAGTAACGGAGTAGCTACGAATTTTACTAAAACTTCAGATGGTATAGTTGCAGGATTTATTACAGATGTTCCAACATTATCAATACCTTCTGGTACTTGGACTTTTAATGCTTTTGCATCGATAAGTGATGATTTGGTGTCAGCACCTAGATTTTACTACCATATATACAAATACAATGGTACAACATTAACATCTATAGGAACTACAAACTCCATATTTTTTACACAACTAGCTGTTAAACAATACACACAAACATTTGCGTTTCCAGGTGCAACATTATTGTCGAATGAAAGAATAGTTATACAAGTGGTAGCAAGTCAGATTACTACAAAAACAATGACATTCTATACACAAGGTTCAAATCATGCTTCGGCTATTACAAATATACCTACAACAATCCCATTTGGAGCAGCTACAAACTGTTCTTTTGAGGTTTCAGTAGATCAAAAGGAAGTAACATCTCAAAGTTCTGCATGGTTTAAAGAGTTTAAGAATGACGTAGCTTCATGGTCTATCAATGCTGATGGCTTTGTTGCTTTAAGCGACTATTCTTATTTATTCTTAGCTAACCTTCAGTTGACAAGACAACCTATCTTAATCAAGTTTCAAGTGGATAATGATAATGGGGATGGTAGTGGTACTCTAGGATACTCTGTATTCACAGGATCAGCCAATTTAAGCTCACTTAGTTTAAGTGCAGGGGTAGAGGCAGCCTCTACATATAGCGTGTCATTACAAGGCTCTGGTGCTTATAATATAACAGGTACACAAGTTACTCCAGGTGGTGCAGTAGTAATAGAAACTTCAAATGTGATAATGTATCAATATACAGCTAGTGGCGGTGAAACAACAGTAACCTTTGTAGGTGCAATAGGTGGAACTTGCTTGTCAGTTACAAGAGGTGGTATGGAAGTTAGAACAATACAAACTTCAGGTGTACCAACAGGCGACAATGTTACATTTAACGCTTCGACAGGAGTTGTTACCTTTGGCAGAGCTTTAGAGGCTGATGAGTTTGTTAGAATAATTGCAAAATAAATATATAAATGAGTTCACAATTACAGGTATCAGGCGAAGCAAAGATTAGGGATATACAAGGTCCAGTAGTGGCTAATAGTGGTGTAATAACTGCTTTAGATGGTGCTGCTTCTCAATATGTACGAGGGGATGGTACGTTAGCTGACTTTCCAACATCAAGTGGTGGAGGTAGCTCGGTTTCTTATTATCTTAACTCAAGTGTTTCACAAGGTACAATAGGAGGTGTTGCATATAGAGAGTTAAATAAAGAACCAATCATAGGTGCTGGAACTGATATTGCTATTTCAACAACAGGATATGTAGCGAGTTATTTAACTGATGCTAACGACCCTGATGTATTATCAATTCCTGGCGGTAACTTTAATTGTGAGTTCTATTTTAGTGTTAGTAACGATACAGGTAATCCTTTTTTCTATGCAGAACTTTATAAGTACGATGGCACAACTTTTACCTTATTAGGTAGTAGCGTTGGAGTTCCTGAGTATATTAATCAAGGAACTATAATAGCACCTTACTATTTTGCTATTCCTGTCGCTACTGCTGCTTTAGCTTTAACGGATAGATTGGCAATTAGAATCTATGTAAACGTAGATGGTAGAACAGTTACTTTACATACCGAGAATGGACATTTGTGTCAAGTAGTTACTACCTTATCTAAGGGTATGGTTTCTTTGAATAACCTAACAGACCAATCACAATTTTTAACCACAGGAACAAGCGGAACTGACTTTACTATCGCTTCAACTGGGGATACACATACTTTTAACCTACCTATTGCTTCGGCTGCAAATACAGGTAAGTTAAGTTCAACTGATTGGAGTACGTTTAATGCTAAACAAGCAACAATATCTTTAACAACAACAGGTACAAGCGGAGCAGCTACATTAGTTGGTGCTACTTTAAACATACCACAATATCAAGGGGTTTTAACTAACCCTGTAACAGGTACAGGTACAACAAACACTTTACCTAAGTTTATAGGCACAAGTGCAATAGGTAATAGTAATATTACAGATACAGGTTCATTGATTACTTTAAGTTCTAATAGTTTAATAAATGGTAATGTCGGCATTGGTAGTACACCAACAACAACTATTGGTTTATTAATTAGTAGAAATATTACAGGTGCAGTTACATCTTATGGAACTTATTCAAATGGGTCTATTCAATCGGATGTAACTACTAATGCAACATATCATGCTACTTTTATAGGAACTGCAGCGGCTTCATTTACTGTAAATAATGCTTATGGTCATTATGTTGCACAAACTACAATAGGTGCAGGAAGTGCAATTTCTACACAACAAGCATTTTATGCACATAGTAATTTTACAGGAGCAACTAACAACTATGGATTTAGAGGTTCAATACCTGCTGCTGCTAACAGATGGAATATATATATGGATGGGACTGCTAATAACTATATGGCAGGTTCATTGGGTATTGGAACTACAAGTTTTGTTTTTGGTGGTGGTACATATAACTTAAACTTAACTAAAAATATTACAGGTACAGTTGTAGCAGGTGCAATGAATATAGGTAGTATAGTTCAATCAGATGTTACAAGTGCAGCTATTGGATTAAATGTTCAAGTAACAACTGCTGCTGCTGCATTCACTTCAAATCAGTTAAGACACATAAGTGTAAACCAAACTACTTTAGGTGCAGGGTCATCAGTATCAAATCAATATGGTATTTATGTAGACCAAATAACTAATGGTTCAAGCAATTTTGGATTCTTTGGTAACATACCTGCAGGAACGAATAGATGGAATATCTATATGGCAGGGACTGCTAACAACTATATAGCAGGAAGTTTGGGAATAGGTTCTGTTGGTTTATCTACATATTCTTTAAGAGTTGCTAAATCTTTAACTGGAGCAACAACAATGATTGGTATTTCTTCTGAAGGAACTATACAAAGTGATGTAACAAGTGCAATAGCTTATATAAGTGCACAATCAACTGCGGCTGCTGCGTTTACTTTAAATAACTATTATCACTTCTATATGCAACAAGGTTCAATT